TATTAGGCTGTAATCTTCAATCTATCTTTAGTTATAATGTATTCTTTCACGAGCGAGCTGCGAACAATATCATTCTCGTCAAAGTCAATGAACTCGAACGACTTCATCTTGTCTATGATCTTCATGAAGTCAATCAGCCCGTTCTTCTCGTGCTCCTTGGTGAAGTCAGACTGCCTGAAGTCACCGCAGAACAGTACCCTGCAGTTCTTACCTATTCTGGTGATCACCGAGTCGAGCTCGTGCAGGGTGCAGTTGGCGATCTCGTCTACCACAACAATACAGTCATTAAGAGTAATACCTCGTATGAAAGAAGTACTGATGAACTCCACGACTCCTCGCTGTTTAAGATACTCATAAGCATCTCCTCGTCCAAATAGCTCTGTAAAGATCGCCTGATATGGAGCCTCATAGACCTTGGCCTTCTCCTTGGTGTTTCCGGGTAGGAACCCCATGTCCCTCGTCGGGACGACGCTCCTGACTATCACCAGCTTCTTGTAGTTGCTCGTGCCCTCGAGTATCTGCTTGGTGGCCAGATAGCACGAGATGAAGGACTTTCCCGTGCCGGCGATGCCGTGCAGCATGAGGTTCTTCTCATCGTCGTACGCCTCGTATGTCCTGCGCTGGTTGTAAGTGAGGGGGTCGAAGTACTTCAGCTTGAAGTTAAGCTTTATCTGATGCTGGTTCTCTTCCGTCTTATTGCCCTGCGTCTGAGTGCGTCTCTGTTTTCTGGAAAGTCTTTCCGAGGCCATTATATGTGCCCTTCTTGTTATGCTTAGAATGTATTGATAGTGCTCCTCGTGAACCCCTTGGAATGCTTCTTCTTCATATCCTTGAGTAGGTCCCTGAATCCGCTATCAGGCTTACCACCGACGCCGCTCGTGATCATTGGGGCGCCGTTTACCAACTGCACCACCTTCGGGTTCTCCGACAGGTAGGTCTCGAGTGCCGAGATGCTCATGAACTCAGTGTGCTCCTCGCCGGTCTCAGTGTTCATGAAATTATATGTAGGCATCTGGCTGTTCCTCAGTACTTGCTGCTCTTGGGGTCTCGAGGCTCGTCGATCCCGTTGACTCTCTTGGCCTTGAGGGCTCGGTTCACCCTGCGCTCGATCTTCTTGTTCTTGCGCTCTCTCGGGTCCACGTTGTCGAAGTAGTCGCGATCTTCGTAGCTACGTACAGTCTTGCCCATGTTTACTCCTTAGCATCAGGCGGTAATAGGTCGGGATATGCCTCCTTGACCATGTCGATGGTGATCCCCTTGAATGGAAGCTTCTTGTCCTTGATGGAGCACAAGAGCTTGGCGTCAGTCGGGCAGACGTTCTCGAGCAGCTCCACGAACATAGCCTCGCGCTTCAGCTGCTTTCCGACCGGCAGACCGCCCTCCACGAAGTAGGCCAGCTTCCTGACCTCTCGGACCAGCACGGACTCCTGATCCACCAGCTCGTTTGGCTTGTACGGGGGCTCTCCCTCTGGGAGGATGAACTTGATGCGCGGGTCGAACGCCGCCTGAAGTATCGTCCTGAACGCGAAGCTGTCGGCGCTCTTCAGTGCCTGAACCTTCTCTTCTCTCTTCTTCAGCTTCGAGACGTTCTCGAGGAACTGAGCTATACTTACTATTCCTGCCATGTTAAAATTCCTGTAGGTGCTCTGTTAGGTGCTTGAGCTTGTTGGTGACGAAGTAGCCCATCAGCTTCTCACGGCCTCGGCTGCTCTGGTTATTGAACTCTCGTACGATCTTCTGCTTTACCTCTTCTGGTATCTGACTGAGGTCGATGAGAGTCTTGTTGCGGTGGTAGTTGCGCAGGGTCTGTGTGTCCATGCTGGAGGTGATCAGCCCGTCCGACGTCACAAAGGTCGAGATCTTCTTCTGAGTCAGAGGCTTCTGACGCTTGTCGACCGACACGAAGGTGTCGTCGTCGGACAGGACGTTGGGGATGCCGTCGCCCGAGTCACCCTTGAGGATGTGCTCAATGAGGTACTGCTCGGGGTCGCTATGGTTGATCCACTTCTTCCTGACGGGATCGTACTGCTTCACGTTCTCCCTGTTGTGGAGCTGGATGAAGTCCTTGTCGCCGGACAGGATCAGGATTTCCTCGTCGTTGGTGTAGCACAGGGTAGCGATGATGTCGTCGGCCTCGCAGGTCTCGATGTCGATGACCTTGTAGGGGAAGTACTCCTTGAGCTCGGCGCGGATCTTGTTCATGCACTCAAAGATCGATGCCCAGTTGAGCTCTGACTTCTCTTGGCTCTTCTTGCGGTTGGCCTTGTAGTAGGGGAACACCTGCTTGCGCCAGTAGTTCTTGTTGTCGCACGCGATGACGAGCTCGCCGTACTTGTCGTAGAACTTGGCGCGGTACGAGCGGAGCGAGTTGAGAACCATGTGTCTTACCATGTTCTCCTCGATCTCGGCGTTGGTGTGGTTACCTAATTGCATCATTAGGTTAGATAGCATAACTTGAGATAGATCCACAATGATCATGATAATAATACAGCCTCAGCTGCTTCCCTTCTCACTCTTCTTAAAGCTTATGTCTAACTTGTCTACTATCTTCAGGACGCCGGGTTCGAGCTCGTTCTTGGTGAAGATCTTGTCGGCTACCTCGCTGAGCGGGTGGTCTATACCGTGGTACTTACACAGGAGAGACTTTATAACCTCGACCAGCATTGCGCAGTCCTTGATGTAGTTGTCGTCTTGGGTCTCTTCGTCGGTGTCGAATTCAAATCCAGCAGCGTAGAGATTTGAAAACAGTATCGGTACTATGTTAAATATGGTCTCACTGATGTGGTAGTGCTTCAGCTGGACCATCTTCTCTTCTACTTCAGAAGCGTCTACGGGTATAAACTTATCGTTGGTATTGTCTTTAGGGAACCTAATGACGTTGTCCATAAGTTATTCCTGTTCTTATATTACACAACATACTTTATTTTGTCAACCGTTATATTTATAGCTTCGAGTCACTTCCGTTGCCAAAGGTTACCCTCATGTCCTGAGCGAGGGCGTGCATGATGATCTGGTGGCAGTCCTCCACGACCCCGTAGTTGTCGGACTTTACGTGGATGATCGCGTCTGCCAGTTGGTCGCTCAGCACCTTCCCGCCGTCGAATCCAACGAGGGCGATTGTCTTCAGTCCCTTGGCTCTCGCCGTGATGAGACCGTTCACGATGTTCGGTGAGTTGCCGCTCGAGGATATGGCGACGGCCGCTCCCGTGAAGTAGCTGGCCATGTACTCGATCTGAGTTGAGTACACGCGATCGTAGGACATGTCGTTTGCGATCGCCGTCATCACTGACATGTTCGAAGACAGGTTCACGATGTTTGGCTTCATGTCGGTGCTCGACCTCACGCCCTTCATATGGTCGCACGACAGGTGCTCTGCTATCGCCGCCGAACCACCGTTGCCGAACACGAAGACCGGAAAGCCTGTCGTGTACGAGAACGTCAGGTGGTCGGAGGCCAGATTGAACTGCTCGTCATCGACGGTGTCGAGAGCCTCGGCTATCATGTCCTTGTACTTCTTGAGATAGTCAAATGCGTTCATTGCTTAAACACCACTTTGGCGCCCTCGTGCTCGAAGTTAAACTTAAACTCGCTGAGGTGCTTTAGAGAGTCCCTCACCGCCTGCTGGTTACCGCGCTCTACGTAGAACATGAGGAACCCACCCCCTCCTGCTCCGAGTAGCTTGCCGCCGATGGCTCCAGCCTTAATGGCAGACTCGTAGCTCTCGTCGATGAGATCGTTGGTAACAGATCTATTTACTCTCTTCTTCAGGTCCCACGACTTGCCGATCAGGCTGCCGAAGTCAGCGAATCTATTTCTCTTGAGAAGATTGACGCCTTCGTCCACCATGTCGACCATCTGACTCATGCACTCTGTCGATGAGGCGTGATCTCTCACGAGAGTCGCCTGCTTGCTCAGGATGTCGTTGGCGTCTCGTCGGATGCCGGTGTAGAACATCATGAGGTTATCCTGAAGCAGATCGGTGCGACAGTCGTCCGGCATTTCGGTAACGTTGGTCGCGTCTCGAGAGAACTCTATGAGATTCATCCCGCCGAACGCCGCGGCGTACTGGTCCTGCTTGCCGAGTGACTCACCGCACATGTTTCTCTCGATGTCGTACGCCTCGCTAGCCAGCCAAGACTGTGGATATTCATCTTCGGTGAGGGCGTTGATGAGCGCGACCGTGTAAGAGGACGACGAGCCTAGGCCGGTTCCCTTGGTTGGAAACTCACAGAAAGAGCTGATCTCGTACCCGGGCTGCACGCGATAGCGGATGAGGGCGTTCCTCACTCGCGTGTGGCTGATGTCCTCGGCGGACTCTTTTATCTCAATGTTGTCGTAGATGACCCTGAATTGCTTCTTGGGAGTCTTGTTGAGCACGACGTACATGTACTTGTCTATTGTCGTTGACAGTATCTTGCCGCCGTGGGTCTCGTAGTACTCAGGCATGTCGCTCCCTCCTCCGAGAAAGCTTATGCGAAGTGGAGCCCTCGATAGGATCATGGCGTCGTCCTGTAAGTAAACATTGGCTTGGGAATGTCGCGAGACTCTACAGTCGGGTACCTCTTGCTCATTCCGTCGAGAAGCGCTGCCCAGTTGCTCGTGACCTTCTGCCAGTTGAACCGGTTGTCCGCGTAGCTCTTTACGAACGACAGGTAGTTCTGAGTCTCGGTAAGCTTTATTGCCTCGATGGCGACGCACATGTGATTGTAGAATATGTTGGCGTGCTCTTGGTGGTTGCTGCTGCCCTGATACTGCATGGTCATGCCGCCCGATGTGTCGGTGAGACCCGCGAAGTTCGGGTGGACGCACAGGAGTCCGGCTGACATGGCCTCGATCAGGCTCTGGCTATTGCACTCCATCCAGATAGACGGGTACGCGAAGATGTGTGCCTTCCTGAGGTAGTCCTTCACAACGTCGTTTGGAGCGTAGCCGTGGTAGGTCATCTGCGGGTGGCTGCGAATTCTGTCGTAGATCGGCTCGTACCCCCTGTCGGCCTCGTCCCAACCGTAGATCTTGAAAGATGAGAACACGTCGAGATGAATGTTGGGGTACTTCTTGGCGAGCTCCTCGAACACCGGCACCAGAAGCTCGAGCCCGCGCTGAGGTGTAGAAGTGTAGATCAGTCGGATCTTGTCAAAGCTCTTTGGCTCGAACTCGATTGGGTCGATCGCCGTCTCGATAACCGTGCTCTTGCCGTCGTACGGAAAGTTGAGCAGACTCTGAAAGCGATTGTACTGCCACTGGCCGCAGAACACGAACTTGTGAAAGCGATCGCGAGACGCCTCGTTCCTGAGGTGCTCCAGCTCTGGATCATCAGGAAGGTCGTGGATCCAATACACGCGGATGAGGTCCTTGTTGATCTCTCTGACTCGCGAGCATATGATCTGAAATGGCTCTAAGAGCTTTGCCGGCAGTCTCTCGGCCAGCCCTCTCTTCATTCTCTCCGTGCCGCCGTTTGACTTAATCGAGATCTCGTTCTCTTCAATCATTGATTCCACCTGCTCTTGTATGAATCCCAAGAAGACTTTATGATAGTCTCCATATCACTAAACTTGTACTGAAAGCCCGTCCTCACCAGTTTGCTCGGGTTAGCCACCAAGTACGGAGGGTCACCCGGACGTGATGGGTTGTTTGACGACGATACTTGATTGCCGGTATAGTGGCAGAAGTCCGCTAGGAGCTCCTTGACCGAGGTACCCTGATGCGTACCTAGATTATATATCTCGAGAGTTGGATCGCTGTCCATGAGCGCCGATACGTGAAAGTGAGCTCGAGCCACGTCAAGTACGTGCACGTAGTCGCGAACGCAGGTACCGTCTCTCGTGTCTAGGTCGTGACCAAAGATCTTGAACTCTTGATTGGACAGAGCGGCCTTGCACATCTTCTGCAGTACGTGCCCGCTGTCGAGATGGTCTCCCAGCTTTCCGTCAGCACCTACCACGTTGAAGTAGCGAAAGATGGCCGCCCTGAATCCAGTTCTCTTGCATGCTTCTTCTATGTTGACCTCGCATTCGAGCTTGCTCTCGCCGTACGGATTGACTGGAGTGGTCTGAGACTTCTCTATGAACGCCGAGTTGCCGCCGTTGCCGTCGCCGTATACTGCAGCGGTGGACGAGAAGATGAACTTACCCTCCCAGCCCATCGATATTAAGTTGTCGATCAGCTTGGCGGTCTCACCTGCATTGTTCTGAAAGTACTTGTCGGGGTGCAGGACGCTGTCTGCCACGTCGGCGTATGCTGCTAGGTGAAATACGGTATCGATCTTTAGCTCGCTGATTACGTCGGTCCAGTCATCGCCGCAGCTGCCGGTCATGTATCGATCCACGTACTCGTGCTTGATGGATTCTATGTCCACTCCGGCGACGGTGTGTCCTAGGTCCTTCGCCATCTTGCACACTACTGAGCCAATGTACCCAGCGGCTCCGGTTACAAGTATATTAGCCATTCACTAACCTCTCTATGATTTGAGCAGCTTCTAGTATATCACCAGCGACGTAGTCCGGCTGAGCGAACCCGTACTCTTCTGGGCACGTGTATTTAGTCCCGACAAATATTGTGGTGAGTCCGGCAGAGTGACCCGGAACTATGTCCTTCCAGCGATCGCCGATCAGGAAGCTCTTGGTGACGTCGACGTCGTGGTAACCTATGAGAGTATCGATGCCCAGTCTACCCGGCTTGTACGCGGGACTTGACTTGTCGGAGATGCACATCCAGTCAGTCAGGCCGAGGTCAGTCTTCATGCCTGTCATGATGTCGGTGAGGGAGTCCCTCTCCATCTCACCGTCTTCTATTCCAGGTTGATTGCTGATCACTAGGGTGAGAAAGCCTAGGTCAGTGAGTAGTCTTACCGCCTCCTTGGCGCCGTCGTAGTAGACCACTTCTTCTTTAGTCCAGGGCGATGTCTCTCGCCCGTCTGGTCTCTTGACCAGCTTATTGATAACGCCATCTCTATCTAGAAGTACGGCCCGCATCCTCTATTCTCTTTCTCAATTCACTCGAACTATAATCATGTGATCGTTCATTCCATACGATAATTATGCCGCGGCGGTCGCAGATAGATTGACCTGTGATCTTATCTAGCTTATGATCTGCTCCGATAAATCTCTTGTTAATCTCTAGAGTAGCCATCATGTTAACGAGATCATTCTCGGTGTCGTATGGAATGATCAGATCTACAAACTTGCAAGCTCTGAGCTGCATCCATCTCTCATACATCGATTGTATAGGCTTATTCTTTTCTGGTCGATCGATAGTTGGATCGCTGTGTAGTCCAACTATCAGGCGGTCGCACTGCCTTCTACAATCAGAGAGCATCGAGAGATGTCCCGGATGTAGAAGGTCAAATGCACCGCAGGTGAATCCAACTACCATTATCAGGCTTTCTTGTAAACTGCGTTGAACGAGGACTCTCTACCGTAGACTGGAAGTCCATCAGTCTCGGGCATGCCGTGTTCTTTAAACTTATCGGCCCACCAGTCTCTATCATGAAGAGTAACGTGATAGTGATAGTCTGGATCTTCTGGATTGCCTCCGAACGTGGCGATAGAAGTAACCACTATTCCTTCAGGTTTTAAGCTGTTGTAAATGTTAGTCATGAGCTGAGGTAGATCATCCTCATGAATGTGTTCTAGCACATCGAATAGAGAGATAACGTCGAATGTTATTCTCTTATCGTTCTCATCAACTAAGTTGAATGGCTTGCTGATATCTGCTGTGAACAGATACTCTGGATAGTTTGCCCATTCAGCTCTCTTCGTAATAAAGTTATAATCGCTGCCTTCGACACCGACAGCAAAGACTCCATGCTCATGAAATTGAGCGACAAATCCACCACCAGCACAACCAAGGTCCATGTATCTCATGTCCTCGCCGAATCTGTCTATCAAGTACTTGATATATTGCTCGTTCTTTGTGTTATCATTTACAGTTCCACGCGGAACGAGGTGGTCGTGACTGTCTACTGCCACTGGCTTATCAGCCAGCATTTTCGGCTTGATCATTGAGAATCTCCGGTGCTTGTCTCTCGATGAATGCAGTATTGTAGTGAGTGGCCTTAAAGTACTTCTTGACCAAGTTGATAACGATCTCTGGGTCAAAGGTCTTGCATGAGAAGACATCGAGATAGACGTGATCGTACTCGTTTACGAAGTGAGCGCAGATATTGCTGGTCTCGATCAGCTGGACGAGAGAGTATCCGGCCTTGTTCCCGCTTCCAAAGTTGACGATCTGGGGTTCACCGTAGGCGACCATGTCGATCTCTCGCACGAGTTCTTTGGTGAATTCATAGATGGTTTGATAGCTCGTGATTGCTTCGTGGTCGCAGCCAGAAGAGTCCAAGATTAAGTGATAGCCCCAATAGTCTGCCATTTCATGTTTTCTCCATACAGCAGGTTGAAAGTAGTTTATTTATCTCAGTATCCGTCCTTGATCTCTGCGTACTCGACAGAGTCAACTCGGAAAGAGCGCCATGCTCCGTTCTGCAGGTCCCACACAGCGATGGTGTCTTGGTTCTCTGGGCGGCGGTGAGCCTCCTCGAGAGCCTGCTGGTTTGTACTTGGAGGGAGATGCTCTGGCATCAGAGTGCAGTGCATGACTCGCTTCTCACCGTTTACCTTGGTAAAGCGAATCTCGCATGGGTGCAGCTTGAGGTCGTTCATCAGAGATTCACGTGTAAATTGCTTGGCATTCATAATATAGTTCTCCTGATAAGTTATTCTACGAGTAACCTCGCGGTCGATGAGTGCTCGGCTACGATCTTCTCAGATAGCTGTGTGTAGCCGCCGATGTGGAATCCGTCCACCACCACCACCGGATAGCTCTTAGCGCTTGGGAACTTCTCAAGCAGGATCTCGCGAGTGAAGTCCACGTCGAGCTTGTGCTCGGTGAAAGGGATGTTCATTGTGTTTAGAAGGTGCTTTGCCTTGGTGCAAAACGGACAGTTGTCCTTGCTGTAGATCTCTACATTGCCAATCATGATAGTAACTCCGCCCAGTAAGCCTTGATGTGAGTGATCAGAGAGGGGTTGTAACCCTGCCTGTACATGTCTTCCATAACCATATCTTCAAGCAGCATCATCACCTCAGGCTAAGTTGTTGGTCCTTCAAGCTCTTCTCGTATTTATTGAGCTTGTCCAGATAGCCTCTGTTGCGAAGTTCCTTGAACACTAGGTTCTCGAAGCTGAACTCTCCGCCCTTCGAGATAGCTGCTGCGCGCATCTCGCGCATCTTGACCTTGAGGTTGTTGACGGTGTCGGCGTCCATCTTGTCCTTTATGATTGAGTCAATCATCTTGACGTAGAACATTACCTTCTTCTTCAGGTTCTTGTCCTTTGAGAAGTCGTAGCCGCCGTGTACAGGACGCTGAATCCACTCATCTCGCAGGATACTGTAGGCACCCTGACCACTGGCATAACCTTGAGATGAGTCCTGGGCATAGGGTTCGATGGAGTATCCGTAAACAGAAACCTTGTGAGTGAGAGTCCATAGGACTTTCTTGTCTTGTAGATATTCATCGACCAGCTCCCTGTCACCGCCGATGTCGTTCCTGTTGATCACGAGGTGTACATCGATATCTGAAAATGGGGTGTAGTTATAGTTAGTATTACCCCCTATAATAACGACATCTTGGATAATGTCAACTGGTATTTTAGCAAATTTAGCCCAAGCGTTGGCAAAGTCCATCAATTTTTCGCGGACCTCGCTCTTCAGGACGTCTCCGCGCCAGAGCTTTGGATTGAGGGTGTCATGATACTCGAGACTTATCTTGGTCTCGGTGATGTGCTGCCTCTCTCTAGATCTGAGTCTCGTGAACAGGGCGTGATCTGTTGGCTCGTCTTTGTACGGGGTGAGGTCTAGGTCGGGAGGGACTACCTTGAGTTGCTCGTCGTGATCCTTCTTGATGAAGGGCTTGATGTATGAGTCGTAGTCGTTCCAGTCTATTCCAGCTGCCCTGACGGCCTGATGCTCGAGGTAAGTTGCTAGATGGTGAGCCTGCTGGTACGAGAGATCGAACAGGTCTATCGCTGCCTTCTCAGAGAACTCATGTATCTTGAGAAACTTAGTCAGGTCCTTGCCTCTGAATATAGGCTTGAAGTGTCTGTCGAAGTAGATCTTCTTAGCGTCGACGCTGTAGCCGCACACGTAAGGAACGTCGTACTTGCTTATGACTGGAATTGAATTGAGCTTTGCCATTCTGGCCTTGAAGCGAGGATCATTGATGATCTCTCTCATCTTCTTTGAGCCGTCCTTGATTAAACTGGTGTGCTTGTGCTTACCGAACTTTGGCATTGTATAACTCGTCTAGTTGATCTAGTGTATTTATTGTCGAGTCTCTGCTGCACCAGTAGACGTACTCATCCTTGTCTCTGGACCACTCGGTGCCGTTCCACCACTCAAATCCTGGAAACTTATGCTTGTACACGCTTCCTCTCTCGCAGCCCTGACCTATGTAGAGATAGTCATATCCCATCTCTCTGGCGTACTCTACCTCAAAGTTTACTATTACCTTGCCTATCGACATCTTTGGGTTGTGATAGTTCCAAGACGTAAACTCCGACTCGACGCCGCCGTCGTACTGCTTGAGCTTTGTAAATGCTATGGGCTCACCTGCATCTCTCAGCAGCAGCCACTTGGACCTGTGAGGCTCGATGAATATGTCGAACTCACTGGTGTAGCCCTTGTACTCTATGAACTGCTTGTATATCTTGGAGATGGTATCGAGATCTTCGGTGAACTCGTGAGTTATAGTAGATGGCACCTTGACTGGGACGTACTCGCTCAGCTTGAGTCTGACGCTCCTGCAGTTGTACCAGCGGTCGTTCCATATCAGCCAGCCACCTTCTAGAGCTTCCTTCTCATCTAAGTCTTCGGTGTCTAGATCTAGTCTTACTATCTGTATGTTCCATCTCTCCTGCGACGAGAAGATCTGGCTTATGCGTGTCTTTAACAAGTAACCTCTCCTAGTAATGCTATCTATTTACTCTGTTACTTGTTTAAGTAGCTATTCTTTAGGTAGATGCTTCTTGTGTACCTTCACCATGATCCATGTGTTATAGTAGTCTTCAGTCTTGAGTACCTGAGCGGCGAACTGCATCTCTGCCTCGTAGTAGTTGCACTCACCCTTTGACTTGCAGAGCCTTACGATCTCTCGCTTGAATCTACTCGCGCCGAGTGTCTCAACGTCGATGATGAGCTCCTTGTTTGACCCGTAGTACTCTTTCCAGTCGGACTCGACCTGTGTCTTTTTCCTGCGGCCCTTGACGAGCTTGGTTCTAGTTTTCTTGAGGAGTTTCTTTCCAATATATTTTTTCTGATTAGTGAGGTTCGTGATTAGATACACGAACCCCACATAGTCTTCTAAGATATCAGATTCTACGACTTCTCCCTTGTAAGTCCAGGGATTATCGTACGACATCATTCATCTTCTTCATCTAGTTCATCTTCTTCGTCTTCATCGTCATCTTCTAGAATCATATCGCCGCAGAACGGGCAGTACTCTACTGATTCGTCCAACTCAGACAATACATCAAATTCTGCATCGCAAGAATAACAAAAAAGTTTGTGATCTGCTTCCATCTCTTATCCTTTGCATTGCTTCTTCTTGTCATCTGCCAATGTCTTGAGGTCAGTCACTGGAACTGGATTCTTGATGGTCTTTGAATCCGGAACAGGGAATACGATCTTAGAAGCCACTTCAACCTCGGCAACTGTTACCTGATATTTAGTAAAGTCTGAGTCGAGGCCGTCCCTGTGAGGGAACAAGAACGCGTAGGACTTCTTTGTCACGTCGTCGATAACGATCTTGAACAGAGTGTCGGGTACCACCACCTTGTCGTCGCCGATCGTCTTAGAACCTACAGAGTAGATGTTACCGGCATAGATGGTGAACGGATGCTTAGAAGAATAAACCCACGCGCGCGCAGCGGATTCTAAGTTCTTCCAAGTGCCGCGATTAACTGAGGGCAGCTGAGGGGACATGTTGGACATGTAGAACGACTCGTGCTCTACCTGATCGTCCCACGACATGTCGGCGTCGTTTGCTAGATGACCCTGATCGTAGCCAGAATGGGCGTAATCAGCGGGAGTAGAGCGGGCTCCGTTAGGTAGAGATTGATCAGTAGCGAAAGCATTAGTC